AAAATGACTAAACTTTGTCCAAGAGGTAAAGCAGCAGCAAAGCGTAAATTTAAGGTATACCCTAGCGCCTATGCTAATGCCTACGCATCTAAAATCTGTGCTGGAAAAATTAAAGATCCTTCTGGAGTGAAAAGAAAAGATTTTAGAGGACCTAAACCAGCGATGTTAGGTGGCATGATGAAATATGCAAAAGGTAACCAAGTTAAAATTAATAAAGTTTCTAAAGCTTTAAAAAAAGCATCTAAGTTGCATGCATCACAAGCAAAAACTTTAGATACTGTAAAAGCTAAAGAAGGTAAATACATTGGTTCCTACATTAAAAGCGAAATTGATGGAAAAAAAATATCTAATAAATCTTACGAGAGTTATTACAAAGGTATGATCTAATGGCTAGAGGATCTTGCTGGGTGGGATATGAACAAAAAGGCATGAAGAAAAAAGGAAATAAAATGGTTCCAAATTGTGTACCAGCAGGAATGAAAAAGGGAGGACTAAAAGAATGGTTCAGACAAAAATGGGTAGATATTGGGAGCAAGCGAAGCGATGGTTCTTTCGCAAAGTGTGGAAGATCAAAACAACTTGCGGATGCGAAACGGAAGTATCCAAAATGCGTGCCTCTAGCGAAAGCGAGACGAATGACAGAAAGTCAAAGAAAGTCT